GTGCCAGGTGCGGTCCAAGGGCTTGATGGTCCAGTCGGCGCTGTAGCGGGTAGAGTAAGTGGGGCAATTGCGCCACCAGTACCAGTTCTTAGGCCAGCAGTTGAACTTGCTAGGCCTGCAGTTGCACTTCCCAGGCCTGCAGTAAAACTATGTAGTGCCTGAGTTGCTCCACCCAAAGATGCTGGCAATGCCTGTGCAGATGCAGCACTTTGATTAAGAAGAACTGCGCCACGCGTTTGTGATGGTGAAAGCGTTGACGATGCAAGACCTGCGCCGGCCGCACTTGCCCCACTACCAGAAAGTCCGAGCATTCCAGCCGCGCCACCCGGCATCGTGCCAGGTCCACCAGTAAGGGTGCTCACAGTGCTCATCATTGGGTAATACCTATTCCACGCTTGTTGTGCATCTGCTCCAAGCCAGCCACCCTTTGCGGCACCGCCTATTGCGGCTCCAATTATTGGACTTGTTCCGCCAGTTGGGCCCATGAATGCTGGGTGGGAGCCAAGTTTTGCGCCCTGAATTGCTCCTTGAACAGTTCCGTAAATTGACACGCTGCCTGCTTTTACGTTCATTCTTTGTGTCAGCATTTCCCTGTCGAGAACAGTTCCGCGAGCAGTTTTCATTCCCCTGCCCATTGCGAGGAGTAGCGAAAGAGCGCCTTGGCTACCAAGATTGCCGCCAAAGAATGGCAAGTTTTCCATGAAATTAAATATTCTTGTGAACTGCTGAACAAGAAGTTTTAGGCCTTTAAAAATATTGTTTATGAAAGGTAAATTCTCTTGAATTACTCTTTCGAACACCCTAATTACGCTTAGAACTTCGGCAATTGTTTCACCAATGGAAGTACCAAGTTTTTCAAATTCAACCCTATTGAATTGAAGACTTCTGTTGAATTCTTTTGATGCTCCGCTAATTTCTCGCCATATTGGGCGCCATGCATTGCCAAACATTTTTTCAATGACCCGCGCGCCGTCAATGAATGGTCTTAGGTCATTTAAAATTTCATTCCAGCCTTCTTTGAATCTTCTCCACCACTCACCAAGACGGCTAAACATTCCTTCGGATTTTGGCAGGTATTCGCGAATTAGTTTGACGTAAAAGTCTGAGATTTTTTGTACTGCATTAACGATTGCATCAACAAAGCCACCGCGCTTTTCCCATCCGGCAACGGCTCCTGTCGTCATTTGCATTGTTCTTGTAAAGATTCGGTAGATTCTTTCTAAACCAATTTTTGCTTCTGGCAAAAACTGTTGTCCGAAGTCAGCAAATTGTCCGCGTATTAGGTTGAAATACTTTTTTACTTGTCCAATAAGGGTGTTATTTACTGCATCAAATTGACCAGTTACGCCGCCAAGGGTGGACAGTTGACCACTCTTCATGGCGTCTATAAACTTTTGTTTGGTGTCAATACCTTGTTTTTGTGCTTCCTTGAGAGCCTCTTCTGCTGCTGGTCCTAGTTCTTTAAATGCAGACTTGATTGCGCCAAGTCCCTTTTTGGGGTCTTGTATTGCAGTGACAACTTTGGCTGCTTTTACAAGTCCTTCCTCAAGTGGCTGACCGGCTGCTGCAAAATCACCAAGGTCCTTAAGAAGGCTTTTACTACTTGCGAGATACCCCGTTTTTGATTTTGCTATTTCTGAGTATGCCTTATTAAGCGTTTCAACTCCGGCGCCAGCAAGTTTTGCATCCATGTGCAAACCGCGCATATTTACGCGAACCTGATTTAAGCCGCTGCCAAATTCTTTGTTATTTTTGCCGGTGTACGCAAACATCGCTGCTTGCTGTTCTCTGAGGGCACTTGAAACCAATCCAATTGCAACTGCGGCTCCGGCAGCAGTTGCGGCCAGGCCCTTCAATGCAACGTGATACGACTTCACCAAGAACCTGCCGGTAACAAATAATGCGTGAATACCGACCAACGCGACCGACATCGCACCAAGACCAAGTGTTGCAAGTTTTAGGCCCCCAACAAGCATGGTTTGCAAAACAACGCCCATTTTCCGCAGCATTTTCGTGCCCGCAAAAGCGTGTCGTTCAAGAACTTTTGTGTTCTTGTTTAACTTTTCAGTTGCTATGGCTGCCGCAGCAGATGAACTGGCAAGGCCAATGAGGGCTCTTGATGCCTTGTTTGCCTGTGAGGCAAGGAACTTGAGTCTTACTCCGGTTTTTGTTGCGTGGTCGCCAAGTTCATCGACACGCTCTGTGGAGCGTGTTGGACCTTCGTCCTTCTTCGTCGAAACAAATATTTCTGCTCTGCTACTGGCCATATCTTCCTAAGTTGTAATGAAAGAAACTTATCTTTCTCTAACTCGGGCAGAGGGGAGTGCTACTTTTTCTCCATTTCGCGCCGTTCTCGCTCGCGGTCTTCTGATACAACTTTAGCACATGCCATGAGTATCAGCCACTCATTTGGTGATACGTCAAGTAGTTCTAGTGGATTAGTGCCCCAAAGTTCACCAAGTCTTGCGGCATTGATGATTAAGGAATCTTCGACTAATTCGTCAAAGACTCCTTCATAGGGTCCTCTGTGTCAACCGTATCCGAATATCCTGCTGCTTCAAGGATTGCAACTGCGGCTGACTCAACATGCGGGTCAACTCCAAAAAAGGCGCGCACACAGTCTGGTTGCGGACGGGTTGTCTCAGTCATTTCAAGAATGATGTCCGAAGCAAAGGTGAGTTCATTTCCATCTGCATCTTTAACTTCTTCATCGTCGAACATCATTCCGACGGTGGTGCTACCAACAACCAAACATGCAAATCGCAGTGCATCCATTCCGGCTTTTGTGTCCTCGCCAGCAGACTTTCTCCAGTTTCTAATTTGATTCTGGGTAATGTTTGGGCTGATAATCAATTTGACATTTGGTCGTTCTGGAATCGCCATTAAAACTTGCGCGCGCTCAACTTTGCGCTTGACGACTGCCGTAAGTTGGTCAAGCAAAGTCGGCTCAGACTTCTTGTCTGCCTTTGCTGGCTTCTTTGGTTCTTCTGATGATGTGTAAAGTTCGTTGTTGCTCATGGGGAAAAACCTAGCACAACAAACACCAACCAAGTGTAAATTGTTTAATTAATTTACTTGCTGGTAACCGTCGACACCGAGAAGGTGAGCGCAAAGGTTGACGGAGCGCCAGAGGACGAGTCTCCGTCCGGCTCAGTAAGGCCAACCAAGAGCGCCTTGGAGTAGATGCGGTCCAAACCGGGCTTCTTCAAGTCGCAGTCGTAGGTCTCCACCACGATGTCGTAGTAGGCCTTGCCGACGTACTCGCGCAACTTGGCAACTTTTGCGGCCAAGCCAGTGTCACTATCCGAGGCGACTCTGTCATCGTCGTAGTGTGCGGTAACGGTAATGTCGCCGATATCGAATGGGGCGCACAGAACAGTTGGGGAAGCCTTTCCGCCCTCGTAAATCTTTTCCACCGAGGCGGTGATTTCTCCACCCGACACTTGGGCAAACAAAAATGTCTCAAACTTTGGCAGGTCAGTGACTTGCTGCGCTGCGTGCGGAGCAATTCTTGCAAGGACTTGCCTTTGTGATACTTTTGCCATTTCCTATCCTCCGTTTTTAGACGACCGACTTGGTCAAGTTCGACTTAATGATGTCGACTTCAATCTTGTCACCGACACTGGAAACTCTCAAGCCAACCTTGGCCTTGACCAAACCATCAGCAAGTTGCGAGGTTGGGTTGAGCGATGTGTCGCACTTGACCGTGTAGCCAAAGTCAATTCTCTTGCCGTTTGCGTCAAACGCCTCAAACAGGGCGCCATTCGCTCTAAGCGGCTCAAGAATTGCAAACAACTTTGACTCAACAGCGGCAAACACCGTGTTTCGTCCATCAATAACACTGAAGATGAGGTCTTCCAGCGAGCGATAGGCCTCAACGACCACCTGGTTGACAACGTCTTGCGCCGTGATATAGCGGAAGTTTGTGGTGTCTGGCGAAACTGAACGAGCACCATAAACACGAATCGTGTTGTTTATTACACGAATTGCGTTTACATACGAATCATCAAGAGAGTCTCCGTTGCTCTTGTCGATGTCAGTTGCAACGCCATTCACAAACGATGCAACAGAAATCAGACCAGCGCCTGGTTTATGTGCTCCAACTTGAGTGTGGGCAACAGCGCGCTTTGCAGCCGCATAGCCAACCGGTGGAATCAGTCTGTTTACACCAGCAGTGGTGGTTGGAATATAGACCCATGGGTAGAAATATGCAACGTGCTCAGCGTTTTCATCTGCTGCAGAAAGGTCATTGCCAGCAGTCTTTGCTTCCGCAATCGTGTCATCAAATGCGCCACTCAAGAATGCAATTCTGTTGTAGGTATTTGCGTGAGTTGCAAGACCCGTCTGCACTGTGGCGTTATGCGACTCTGGGCAAACAACAACACCAGTTCCATAAGACTCAAGGAAAAGGTCAAGGCCAGTGACGTAGTCTGCGGCAGCAACGGTTTCCTCGTTGTCATCGCCAGCGCTAAGTGCAGTGGCAGATGAGTTTTGCGGAAGTGGGGAGCCTGACGCTTCCAGGTCAGCAGCAACTACAACCTTCGACGCTTTTGCGCTTGAGTTGATACGACCGACCGCTTGAGCAACTGAGGTGCAGTTGCCGGTGGTGTAGAGCAAAGTTCCGCTGTCGTAAATCCTGATGATGAATGTTCCGGAAACAGTTCCTGGGTTAACCGTTTCGACTGTTATGTCACTGCTCCATGCGCCAGGGCCGTTGGCGGTAATCGTCATAACGTTATCTCCGCCAACACCGCCCTCAGCGAGAGTGATTGAACCAGTTGAGTGACCAGAACCAGCAACACGAGCAATGTACGCTCTTGTGCCGCCCTCTTCAAAAAATGTTTGAAGAGTCGGGTGCAAGTACGCATACGATGCGTACCCACCATAAATCGCCTCAAACTCCTCGAGACTTGTCACCAACTTTGCGGTGTCAACAGGACCGCGAGCGGCCTTGCCAACTGCGAACAGTTGCGACGTCTCAACGGCCGTCGCCGCATTCGGTCCGACTCTTACTGCTGTTTGTATGCTTACGCCTGGCATGACACCTTCCTCGCTGTAGAGAAACTTCTCATGTTAATTTAGAACTATTGTACAGACTCAACATCTTCCGCTGATGCAACTGTTTGCTGAACTTCGTCAGTTTCTTCCAAAACTTGTTTTTGTTTTGGTTTTGGAGAGGAAGGCTTGGCTGGTCTGTGCAAAACAACTAGTTTTCCGTCGCTTATTCCCTTTGCGCAAATCGGACAAGACTCATCAATTGCCGCCATTGTGTTTTTGGCAAGGGTTCGTCCATCGCTGTCTACCTCAAATGGACCACCAGAAACGTTTTTTACGACAACTACTGATGAGCCAGACAAACCAGAGTAATCCCCTTTGTTTTTCACTTTTTTAAAAAAATGGCTCATTTGACAATCTCCTAAGCGTTATCAGTAAATTGTACTTTATAAACAATCAATCAATTGTAAATGTTTCCGTGTTTGCGGAGACGTCTAGGTTTGTGTCGGTGATTCCATCTTGCGAAACTGACAATTCAATTTCCTGTATTTCCCCAATATCCTGACGAGTCACAACCTCATTGATTCCAAGGTTGTACCCAACGTAGCCACCACACAAAACTCTGTCGCCTTTCAAAAGGGTTATTTCGGAAAATTCTTCCCTCATGGTATTTTCGTCAATCATTACCTGAAATGACTGACGCGGGTCAACAGCCTGTAGGCATGGATAATCCAAAAGTGCAGACCTGACAACAGATGTAAGTCTGTCGCGAGCGACTGTCGCCTCATCAGGGCCAACCGCCCTGCACCAAACATAAGTTCTCATTGAGTAATTAACTCGATACAAAGGGTCTGGGCCATCAAATCCCATTCTTTCAAAACTTTGCGTTGATATAGCGACCGTGATTACTGTCGGCCAAGCATCCAGGGCAAGGGGCTCGTAGGCAAAATACTTTTCTGGCATTGGTAATTCAGTGCTTGAAATATCCCAGCCGTTTCTATATCTAACAATTCGTTTTGGCAAATCATTTTGCAAATATGTAGAAACGTAGTTTTTTGCAAAGTGTGCCCCATGCATTAAGTAATTGGGCATTTACTCAACTCCATCAACAATGTAATCGGCAATCATTTGGGCAACATCTTCTGTCCATTCTTCTGATGCAAAAATAATTGGACGTGCAGGCATTTTTGTAGTTCCATACTGATGAAATTTTGGTATTTCTCCAGCAAAACTGAACGTAGCGCTTCGCAGGTTTCCATCAACATCTGGGCCTTGTGCGATTTTGGAAAACAATCCGCCTTCTTTTACCAGCATTGGCGAGCCTGGATAGTTTCGTATTTTCCACGACCCATATTCTGCATCCAATGGGGCCCAACCACCAGAGGGCAAACCCTGTGAAGTAAAGTTTGCAATCATGTAGGCCTTCAAACTTGCGTTTGCTTTTGGCCAAACCGGACGAAGGTCTTTCATCCTTCGTTTAATCATCTTCAAATCGTGACTCATTCCCTTGAGTCCGGTTATTCTTAACTTTATGTTGCAAGCAAGTTCAGCGCCCATAATTAAGCAATTCTGCGTCTTGAGTATTTTTTTAGTTGAGCAAGTTCGGTGTCTAAAAACCCGGTTTGAGCAACAGCAACATTTCGTGGATTTAAATCTTTTACGCCAACAACATCATCATGCATGTTTTGCATTTCTCGTGTTGCTGCCCTGAGAATCATAAGTTTAAACATCTTAATGTTTTCTCCGTCCAGCCCACCCATATATGTGATGCGAAGAATATCATTTGCAAATCCGGTATAAACATCTATTCCATAACGACGCACTGTATATTCGCTTCCATTTGCAGTAGCAGAACCATCAGAAACATATGTTCCGGTAACGCCCGAATTTGCAACGCTAAATGTAGTAGACGTTACTCCCGTTATGACTTTTGCATTTAAGTTGAACGTTGATGGATTGCAATCAATCACCGTCACTGTTTGCCCAAGTGTAAACCCGTGATTACCGGCGGTGTATGTTGCCGTGCCGGAAGATACGGTTGCAGCAGTTATATTCGCAGTTCTTTTTACCGCTTCCCCAAGAATCTTGTTCGTTATTGTTGGTCCGTCCATTTCAACTTTTGTCACGGATGCAACTGGGGTATTTCTTAAATAAACAGTGCTCGGAGGAGCAGCATAAGTAATAATTCCATTTGGGTCAGAATCGCCGAGCCCTAGGCCCTGATTATAAAAATAGGAACCCATCGGAACGTTGACGTGATTGGCCTCAAGGATATGAGTCTCATCGACAAACTCGGTAATCTCAACAGGGCGGCCCAAGAAAGTCTCCATTTCGCTTTGGAGACCTTGCAAAATTATTTCTGCGGCATCTTGCTGCCTTAGGGAAAGGCTGATGTCCATGTATGTCGTGAGGTCAGAAAGCGTTACCAACATTTTTCAACCTCTCAATGTGGATTAGCGACTTTAGCGTCGTCTACCACGCAAACGGTCGACAAGGCCACGGCCAACTCGCTGAGCGGTTTCAACCGCGCGAGAAGCAGCACGGCGAATTCTTCCGGCTCTTCCGCCTTCTCCACCACCAATTTCAACACTTGGCATTGCTCAACTCCTTACGTTAAGAAACGTCGCAAATAATCGCGATTGCAACGCAAGAAAATATTAGCACTGTTATTGGCTGTAAAAATTTACCTATCTGGATTTGGTGGTCGTTCTGGCACAAACGTTTCGACAGCATTTTTGGGTGCCTCAATGGGAACCCACGCCCTCGAGTATTTGTGCTCAGAAATATTGACGCGCTTGACAATCGTTCCATCCAACAAAACGTCGAGTTCATCGTCGCTCATTGACAATAGTTGAGACAAATCATCTTCTGTGTATTTTTTGCTTCGTACGAGTTTTTTCACCAAATCCGAAACTCGATGGGCAACAAGGGAGCCCTTTGACCTGTTAATCCGAAGATGCATCATTGTTGCCTCAAGTGAATCGCAATCAATAAGAATGCAGGGAATCGACGGAAACATATCGCTCAATTTTTTATTTTCTTTCACAATCATCCAGCGTTGGTATCCATCAATGATGGCCATGTCGCGCTTCATGACAATGATTGGAGATATAAAACCAAAGTCAGCAATTGACCTAGCCAAAACCTTAAGGTCTGGCTTAAGTATGTGGTTTGAGTGCCAATCTCCCTTTTTTAATTCTTCAATTGGTACATTTTCAATTTTCATCGTTTACCTCTGAATTATCTATTTCCTCTACCGCCCTGACGGCGTGTGATTTTGTCTTGGGACCTATTGGAGATACGGCAACACTATGAGCCATGGCGCCCATGAACATTTGGTATATGAGCGAATACATTGTGTAGGAACGTGGGTCAAGCGCGTGTTTTTTTCTAAACTCAGCGACAAACGCTTTTGCGCGTTTTGCTTTAAATTCATTAACCATAAAATCATTAATGAATTCCTTGGCTCCATCAAAACCCTTTTCTGCGTAGCGCTTTATCAACTTGTCGTAGTCGTAAACGGACCAGTACCGCCGCTGTGCATCGATATAAGGGAAACAACGAACAAGTTCGTCGTAAAACTCAGGCTCTGTTCTGACTACGTCGCCAATACGCCTAATGGCAATGCCGTGCAATGGTATTCCCACTCTCGTATTACTTCCCGTAATTCCAGCCCTGTCGTAATAACCACAATATGGAAAGTTGTGCTCCTCAATGATGTACTTGAAGACATCGGCAGTTTGCCAATCATAAATAACCTTTGCAAACTTCAACGGTATGCCCTTTTTTGACTTATATGGAGTGACGATGTAATTTTCGTGAAGTTTCTGGACAAGGGACCGATATCGCAGCATTGACTCAGATGCGCGAACACCCGTTATGAAAGCGGTGTTCCCTTGTTTGCCCTGCATTGTGTAATAGTCGACAATTTCTGGCGGTGGCTTGCCAAGTGGTAAGCCAAAGTGTGCAGCGGTAATCGCCCATGGCGGAATCTCTCTGCATAGACGGCCCTCTTGTCGTCGTGTTTCGCTCCACAAAATAATTGATTCTCGCTTACCAAGAACCCACACCTCAGAGCCCTGGGGAAGGCAATACCACTCCATGTCAACCCATGGCTGCTCACGAACGTAATTTACGTAGTCGATTACCAATGGGCTAACCATTTCCTCATCTCTAAAAATAACTTTTACAGGACCAAGCCCGCGCTCCTCATGAACCTCTTTGGCCAATAGCAAAACTGCAGTTGAGTCTTTCCCGCCAGAAAATTGAACACATACGGTGTCAAACGTGTCGTATACGTGGCGGATGCGCTGGCGTGCGGCATCCACGCAATTAATGTCAAGAAATAATCGTTGCCTGGTCATGCGTCTGTGTGTGCGTCTATAAAGTTAATTAATCGTTCTGCTGTGGTTGTTCCATCAATTGATGGGTCATTACGCAACCATCTGATGAAGTCGTACCATCTGCGCTGTTGTTCTGGTGAGTCAAAAACAACCTGAACGGAGACTATTGCCTGTGGTGCGGAGCCTGGTAAAGCAACGGCAGAACCCCTAATGGCTACTTCCGAGTGGTCAACGTCTTTTGGCGCAATTAGTTTTGTTTCGCCATCTTCATCTGTCGCCGCCAATGATTTGATTTGTTTGTCCATTTCCGCCGACACGGAAGGTGGTGCAACAATTACCGGAGCAATGTAAGTCGAATTTGTCAATTCCTCATTGGCCTTTATTGTTGCTTTTTCATCCATAGCGGCCATTTCGAATTCATCCCAGCCAAGACCAGTCCAAAGGTCGCTAAATTCAGTGGATACTTCGGTGAGCATCTTTTGAAGAAGGTCATCATCCGTATATCCCAATTCCATTGTTCTGTTGTCAGCAAGCGCATATGCAACAGCCTGCTTATCATCCGCGTCAAGAAAAATTACCGCAATCTTGTCCCACCCAAGTTTTATTGCCGCCATCAATTGATGATTGCCAGCAATAACCGTGCCGCTTCCATCCTTATTTTTTTTCGCAACTATCGGTTTGACCTGTCCAAATTCTTTGTATGAAGCGGCAATTGCGTCAACGTTCCCCTTTCTGGGGTTTCCCTCAAGAAAATCCAATTCATGAATCGGCCAAGCCATGCCCTGCAATGATGGATGAATGTTGTTCATACCTGAACCCTCACGTTTGCGTTAAGTGTCCTAAGTGAATCCATTGACGTGCGCAGAGAAAACAGTTTTTCACGCTTTGACTTAACCAGCGCTTCTGCAATTTTGTAGTCATAATCAAAATCTGCCATTTTGTAATCAGCCCATGCTTCGCGCTCTTTGATTGAGCCTTTTGCAGATAGGTATTCTTTTGCCCAGTTTGCCTTGTACAACGATTCTTTTTTT